ACGCTAGGTTTTTTTGGCATCATGGTGATGATGTTCTTTAACCAGATTGACAGTAGCAACCCCGCCATACTGATGATGCTTGGTTCACTCGGCACAGCCTGGACGGGCATTATTGCCTACTACTTTGGCAGCAGCGCCGGGAGCCAGGCCAAAACAGATTTGCTAAGTAAAAAATGACGCCTCACTTTAGCCTTGCAGAACTAACGCACACTGACCACCGCAGTCTGGACAACACGCCAAATGCACAGGAGTTGGCTAACCTTCAGCGCCTGGCTGAGTTTCTGGAGACAGTCAAATCAGCACTTGGCGGCAAGCCCATAATGATCAACTCAGCCTTTCGCAGTAAGGCCGTCAATGACGCCGTAGGAAGCAAAGATACCTCTCAGCATAGGCAAGGCTTGGCTGCTGACTTCCGAGTGCCTGGCATGGCTCCTGACGCCGTTGTGAGGGCAATCATTTCAGCCAAGTTGCCGTTTGATCAGATCATCCGAGAGTATGACGCTTGGACGCACATCAGCATTAGCGACAAGCCCCGGCGTCAGGCACTAATCATTGACAAGGCTGGCACTCGGACATTCGCATAAGTATCCGATACGCAGCGATGGCGTCCTTGAGGTCGCCTCGCAGCTGCTCAAGCTGGTCCTGCTGTTGCTGCAACTTTAGGTAAACCTCAAGCGCAAATTTATCGAGCGTCTGGCGATCCCAGGCTGCGAAATTCGGCAGATCGTTCAATTTGATTCCTCATCCATTGTGGGCCTAAACGCATCAGTGTAATGCGCTGGCTTTGGGTTAGTTTGATTGAGTAGACCACTGACAGCGGCTCACCTACCCGCTTGTTTTGGGGAATGCGTTTGTCTCTCATGGACGTTTCCTCGGCAGTGGCGCCCAATGCGTCCAGAACTGCGTACCCGGCGTGTTTTCGAAGTGACCCATAGTCGCTACACCTGATCTACCAAGCAACAGCACTTTGACACCTTGCGGGGTATGGTGATCAATTGGTATCCAATAATAATTGTTTGACACAACAGCGGTAAATGTGCTGTCCAGCTTGAACTTCTGCTCATGCTTGAAACGCTCAAATTCTTCGTCTTCAGTATCCATTGCTCTTCTTTAGTTTGGCTTCCACAGTACGGGCAAAATCCATCAGTGCACCATCGTGGTCGGCGGGGATGCTGCTGGGCATCAGGTTCAATATTGTGCTGGCAGTCAGCCCTACCCACGGGCGCTGTGCTGCGGGTGGGGTGGCAAAGTGATCCGCCAATTCCCGCGCCCGGTGTTTATTGATGCCCTCTCGGACTAGGGTAACCACCACCATGTCGCGCCACTGGGTTGGCTCGGCTTGCGGCACTGGCCGTGCCTTCGTACCCCCACAGTCTTTGTAATGACACGCATCACCATCTTGACAAGGGCATCGCGGGTCTTTTCCTATGCATGGCTCCTGCTCTGGCTGCGCCTCCACCCTAGCAACTAGCTCTTGTACCCTTTGGTAAAACTGGATGCGTGACATTTCATCTCGCATTGCCATTTCAAAAGGCATTTTTAAGACGCCGAAAAGCATCGTATCGCTCATATCCCCTCCTTGATGTTGTGGGCGGCTTCGGCGATCCTGAAAATTTGAAAGTGATGCGGAGACAAGACTGGGATTGTGTAGCGCCCAAATTCATCCTTTTCATATCCCATCCACGAAACTTTCTTTGCTTGCACAGCTTTTGTCATTACTTCTTGAATCTGTTCATCCGTCAGCGGCTTGCGCTGCTCTGGCTGTGCTGACTTTTTAGCTACCCACGCAAGTCCAGTGTATGTCGGCTCGTACACGTAGCCAAGTGACTTCAAAATTTCTACCGCTTCGTTTGCAGCGGGTTGATAAAACTTCTGCGCTGGCTCTGCTGGCTGCACTGGTGGGGTGGCAAGACTGCAATCACAAGGCCCAACGGGTAGCGCATCGCCGTTGTGAACAGAGCAATCACTGTCGTGTATATTGCCGTTTTTGCAGGCGGCGCACTGGCAGTGTGTGGTCGCCCCTCGATTGCGCTCCTTTAGTTTGGCTTCTGCCGCAATAAGCAAATCTTCCCAGCCATACTGAGCCGCCGCAAATTTACGCCTATCTTCATCTGTCAGCCCTACCCACGGGCGCTGTGCTGCGGGTGGGGTGGTGTAGACGGGCTCAACCCATCCTTTATGATTTGGGTTGCGTTTGCCCCATTCATCATGGTAGTTTTCGTTGTCATCATAGGTTCGGTAGTCGTACCCGCCTTCACCATCAAACGTGCGCCACGCCACCGGCTCCTGCTCTGGCTGTGCTGCTTTCTTGCCATCGGCAAAACCGCTTTGGTATGAGACCAACAGAGCAGCCTCATACTCTGCAATGTAGACCTGTGCATCGTCATCGTCCAGCTTGGCTTGCGCTGCTTGGCGCTTTGATTCAAATCCAGTCATGTCACATCCTTTACTTCGTAGTCTTTAAACACTGTTCCCTTGCTGGCATTGCCACGCCAACATTCTTTGACCCAGCCTCGTTTGCCAGATTTGTATGTACGCCAGTGACCTCTGGCCTGATGCCTGCGTGGGCTTGCGTGTGTACCGCCGCGAGACTCTGACTGCGGCTTGGGTGGATCAATGATTACCGTGTGCCAGTCATACAACGGCTTCAATCCACGTTTGGCTCTGCTTACGTTGGCCTTGTGGGGTGTGGGGACGTAAGCCTCTACGGGCATATCCAACGATGCGTAAAACATAGCCACAATCGCGCACATCATTGACTGGTCTTGCGGGTCAATTGGCTTGTCAACCTCGCCTGTCTTTGGTTCGCCATTGTCTTCAGCAAACAAAAAAGTCCCAAGGGTTTTGTACCCTGTTGGCTTCATAATCCAACCCGTCACAATGGTTGCCGCTGGTTCAGCCAGCACTGACAGCATAAAGTCACCCTGCGCTGTCTTACCGCACAACATCATGTTTTTGTACGGCGCTGGGTGGAGCAAGTATTTGCGTTGGTCATAGCCAATGTATTCCTTGATCGATCCAGTTACATCAAACCATTGCATCTGAGTTGGGTCAAGGTCAGCCACCGATACCATCTTGATCATTTCTTTGACTAGCGGTGTCATTGCGGCTTCTCCTCGTCTCCAAAGTCCATATCAACAGGGTGCGGCACATCGTCATGCACGATAACTCCATGCTTATCCGCTAGTAAAAACTTACAGCATACAACGCAGTAATATCCTGTCATTTCATACTCCTTCCAATTTCTGCTGCTGCGCGGGTGATGGCGCGGCGGGTTGCTGCGAGGGGGTCAGGATCGTCAAGAAAAGCCCCCATGCCACTGTGAGTCCAGAGTTTTAACTTCACCGCCAGCCGCAGCGCATCGCCATCGTCTTCAATAGGATTCCACTGGTTAAACTCAATCCGCATCTTTGCCTCTTCCAGCCCACAAGCCTTCGCCGCAAGTTCAAGCAGTTCTCTGTCCATATCACATCTCCTATAAACCAGAATCGGCCAGTGCTTCGGCCAAGATCAAAAGAAATAATTGTTTCTGCATAGCAGTTGCGTTCATGGCTTTGTCCCAGCAATACCCAAATTCATTTGACCGTGATAAGTAATCGTCAATCGCGGCAAGGCCGTAGTGACCTAGTACGTCGTGTAGGTACGCCTTTTTTGCGATGTTCTCTGCGGCTTTGCGTACTTCCGTGCTAATCGGGCCATAGGCAAGGTGTTCGTCATTGGGGTGGATGCGGTAGGCAACTTGACCACCTTCTGATTGCACATCGAGCAGGTTAAACGCCGCGCACCACTGACCACTGAGGGTTTGCCAGCCAATCCTCGCCCCACGGGCGGCAGCGTGTAACAGGCGGCTCATTTACATCCCCTCGTCGGCCAAGAACTCGGCCAAGATTAGATAAAACAATGGGTAGTCAGGCTCACCCTGCCGGGAATCAAAATACTCTGTAAATTCATTCGCGGCACTGTTTGCAAGAAAATGTTCCCAGCTTGAGTTGTACTTGGGGTCTTCAGCCATCTCCCGCAGCGCCGTGCTGATGTGGCCGTACTGGAGATGCTCGTCATCCGGGTGGATGCGAAAGTCGTCACCCTTGTAATCTGCGGTAGGAATGTACGCAGCATCTAACCAGCCGCCTCGATCATTAGTTTGTATCCTCGCTCCACGGGCGGCAGCAAATAACAGGCGGCTCATATCAAATACCCCGCAAAAAAGGACAGCGCCACTAGCGCCAGCAGCGCGAGGACAATTGCAACGGCGGTGTCGAGCCAGCCGTAGGCAAACAGGTTTTCTACTTCATCGTCTTTCATGTCCGATTCCCCCTACTAGGTAAGCCAAACGCATCCAAACTTCCTGCCCGTGGAACTTGCCGCATACTGTCGCCGTCACCGGAGCGGTACACTGGTCGTTGCCACAGGTCGTTCTCTGCGGCTTTGACTTCACCGGGCAGCTTCTGCCTCTCCACGTATTCCCCAAGCGTCTGCTTGGTCTTCTTCTGCAACTCGATAGCTGCGGGGCGCACCATGTGAGTAGGCGCTCGGTTTACTTTGATTTCATCCAAGATGCTCATAGCGGACTCTCTTCATGGTTTGCAGGGTTGAAAGGCATTGGCGGTACAGGCCGATTAGGCGGTAGTTCAGTTGGGAAGGGCCAGATGCTCATACTGCCTTTTCCGCGTCGGCTAAAAACTTCCGCAGGCGCTTGATTCGGGCATCTTCGTAGCTGACCACACTGCTGGCGTACTCCATTGCACTGTGTGCCTCAAGCCTATGCAGCTCAGCATCAGCCAGTTCAGCAGCGGCCATCTCAACGGGGGTCAGGCGTCGGGTCAGCCGTTTAAATTGTTGCGTTAGGTTCATGGTTGTCTTCCTTCTTTTAGTATCTCCATCCGTTCCCGGCTGGCGCGTAAGGTGCAGTAGCGTTGGTGAATACGCTCCAACATGGACACCCTACGGTGCTTCATTCTTTCCTCATCCAGCAAAACCAATAGTTCGGCCTCACTGTAATTTTGCAGTTCACTTTGAAATTTTCTCCAAGTCAGCAATTTTCTTCTCCAGTTCGGTGATATGGGCGGTCACCTTGTTATAGGCCCGACTCGCACTGTTGTGCGTCCGGGTGCGGATTGCAAGTTCGGCCTGTGCGGCCCTCAACTTAGCTTTGAGTTGGGTAAGTCTGTTCATGTAAATAAGTTTATCACAAGTAATTTGTTATTTGGAATCTTTCTTCAACATCATTCCTGATGCTGTGCCGGGATCAATCACAATCCAGCCGTTTTCATGGACTTCAATCAACTTAGCGTCCAGCAGGTTGCTGATGTATCGGGCGTTCTTACCATCAATCAAATTTCGGCGTGAACCGTCTGCCTTTGCGCCAGGAAAGTTTGAAATGCCATTCGCTACGGCGTAGTCGCGCATCACTGACTTGGTGAGGTAAGGTGCGCCGCCTCGCTCTTCTGCTCCTGATGACCACCAGGCTTTCTCAAAATCTGCAAACCCCAGCGACTTATCCTTTTGCTTGGACTCAGGCACTTCACCCTTAACCACCACGGCACTGGTGACCGCCTCGCCATCTTCATCAAACCAGCCGGGTATTGCCACCGGTTCCAAATCAACATAAACCGGCGCTGCCATTTCGGCGTCTTTGCTCTTGCGCTGGACGATCTCAATGGACTTGTCACCCTTGGCGGGAATGACGCTGATCTCAATGTCCAATGCGCCACGCCAAGCGGATGAACCTCGCGCCCGGTGCTGTGCCTCTTCTGACACACCTGTGTGGTGAACCAGAATGACGGTGCAGCCAAACTCTTGCATGAGTGCAGCGCAGGCATCCAGCATGGTCTTGGCGTCTTGGGCTGAGTTTTCATCACCGGCCATGAATCGGTGCAGGGTGTCCACCGTGATCACATCAGGCTTGATCTTGAGCGCCCGTATGGCCTCAACAACCTTCAGATAGCCCTCGGCGGTGTTAAGGTCAAGCCCCGACTTGCTGACCCACATATTGAGGTTGCTGACGTTGTTGTGGTGCTTCCAGGCTGCAATGCGTGAGCGCAGGCCGTGATGGCCTTCACCGGCTAAGTACACCATGTTGCCGGGTCTGACCTTGTGACCAAACCAAGTGGCTTTTCCACTGGCAATGTGCAGCATCCAGTCCAGCGTCACAAATGTTTTACCGCCACCGCTGGGGCCATGCACCATGACTAGCGCCTTATCCTGTATCCAGTGCTTTACAAGCCACGAGATAGGCGCTGGCTGCGCTGAAAAGCCGTCGGCATGGATAAGGTAGTCTGTTGCCACAACGGGCTTAAGCAACAAAGCCAAGTCATGCCCCGCTTGGACGTAATCATTGGCGTCACCCAGCACTGGCGGTGTTGTCATGCGTACCCCAAACTTTGCGCTGGCCTGTTCGGCGTAACGCTGCCCCACTCCACTAGCGTCATGGTCGGCCACTATGCAAATGTCCAGCGTCGGATGGCCTTCCTTCAGGATCCCGGTCACCGGCACCAGGTTGGACGCGCTGTAAGCCACCGCGCAGGGCTGGCCTGTCACCTCGGCTATGGTGGCGGCTGTCGCAAAGCCCTCGGCAATGTAGAGTGTGGTGGCGTCATCCATGCTGCCGACCAGCCAGTACATCGAGCCGGTCTGTCCACCGGGGTGATATAGCTTTCCACCGGCATGGTCAATGTACTGGATGCTCGAGAGTTCGCCGTCTGAGTTGTACAGCGGAACCATCAGCCTGCCGTCACCCGTAATCCGTGCGCCATGCGTCTTGATGCCCTTGCGCTGTAGGTAAGGATGCTCTGCGCTTGCTGCCCCTGCCTGCGACCAGATGAGATCGACGGTGTTGGCGGCAACCTCACGCGCCTTTTTCACCTCGGCATCACGCTGGGTCTTAGCCTCTGCCAATCGCCGGGACTGCGCCATTTCCTCCACGGGCGTCAAGCTGCGGCCAATGTCTGCTTTCCAACTGGATTCAAACCCTGACCTCCAGCAGCCAAAGCGCCCTGCCGGTACACCATCAGAGAAGGCAACGTACCAACCCGGCTTGTCGTGACCCTTTTCGCCCTTGGTGCCACTGTTAAAGCGGTGCAACTTGCCGTCAAGGTGGATGGTGTCTGGTGGCTTTAGCCCTGCGGCCAACATGGCATCTTTTAGCTGATCCTCTGGTGAGTTGATAGGTTTTTGAGGGGGCGGCGACCAAGGGCCACCGAGGATATTTGAGAGGTCTGCCATTTATTTTCAATCTTTCGTCATAAAGTTGTTGACACTGTAGCATGAACTTGTGTTAGACTGCAAGCACGTTACGAACTGAGTCCAGACGGTAACGCAAACTGAAGGAGAGCCAAATGGCTATTTCGTTGAAACGCACCAGCGGCCTTAGTGCCAGCGGTGTCAAGCTGCTTGTCTACGGGCAAGCAGGGGCTGGCAAGACCAGCTTGATCAAGACTTTACCGCATCCAGTGGTACTGTCTGCTGAAGGTGGTTTGCTGTCTATCCAAGACGCTGACTTACCGTTCATTGAGATAACCTCAATGCAAGACTTACGCGAGGCTTACAGTTGGGTGTTGGAGTCTGAGTACAAGTCAGTGGCGCTGGACAGCATCTCCGAGATTGCTGAAGTCTGTCTCAACACTGAGAAGAAGATCAACAAAGACCCTCGCGCTGCTTACGGCAGTATGCAGGAACAGATGGCCGACATCATCCGCGCCTTCCGAGACATTCCCGGACGCCATGTCCTGATGACCGCCAAGCTGGAGAAGACGCAGGACGAAATGGGCCGAGTGCTGTACTCGCCCTCGATGCCGGGTAACAAGACCGGTCAGGCTTTGCCTTACTTCTTTGATGAGGTGCTGGCGCTGCGGGTCGAGAAGGATGCCGAGGGCAATACGCAACGCGCCCTGATGTGCGACTCTGACGGCCTGTGGCTTGCCAAGGATCGTAGCGGCAAGCTGGGTGGCTGGGAAGCGCCTGACTTGGGCGAGATCATTGCGAAGATCGGGGGTGTGGCATGAGCAAGCCTTCAGTCGGACTGATTGCCATGTGGACAGGTGAATTGTCCGCCAATCTGGAACACATGAAAAGCATGGCGATTCACCAGATGGATGACGCTCAATTAGATGAATTCGCTAAGTTTGTGCGTGACGCTAGTTACTCCCTTGCTGCCCTTACCAAGTACGTTAAAGATGCACAGGAGCAACCATGACCACCCTATATCAACGCTGGCTTGATGCCAAGAAACTTGAAACCGCTGCCGTAGCCGAGCGCCGGGAACTGGAAGACCTGATGGTCGAGACGTTCGCCATCCCCAAGGACTTGGATGGCACTGTCAAACACGCCGTTGACGGGTACGTCATCAAGACTGAAGGCCGAATTAACCGTAAGGTTGACGCCGAAAAACTCCAGATGCTGGCCGCAGAGGCTGGTCTGTCCGAACACCTTTCCAGCCTTTTTCGCTGGAAGCCCGAGATCAATGCGAAGGCATGGGGTGCGGCTGCTGATGCCGTAACCCAGCCCTTGCTTGGTGCGATTACGTCCACCCCTGGACGCCCAACTTTTTCAATCACTAAGGATTAATCATGGCTTTCCTCGACGAAGAATTTAGCATTGACACCCTGCCCGTTGGCAACACTGGAAACTTTGAGCCACTGCCCGAGGGCTGGTACAACGCTACCATCACAGGCGCTGAAGTCAAGCCCACCAAAGCAGGCGACGGCAAGTACATTGCCGCCAAGTACACCATCACCGGGCCAACCCATCAGGGGCGGGTGGTGTTTGGAAACCTGAACATAAAAAATGCTTCAACCAAGGCGGAAGAGATCGGACGCCAGCAGCTTGGCGAAATCATGAGGGCTATTGGCCTTGCCAAAGTGACTGACACCGACCAACTGATTGGCGGAAACCTGGGCATCAAGCTGGTCGTCAAAACGGGTGAGTACGCAGGCAACGAGATCAAAGGCTACCGCGCATTGGGCGGCGTGACACCGGCTGCTGTAGTCCCGTTCAAGCCTGTTGGGCCTGCTGCTGGTGCGCCTGCTGCGAAGAGCGCGCCACCTTGGGCTAAGAAGTAAAAAAAGACCCCGCTTGTGACGGCGGGGTCAACATGAGCAACAACTTCAGGAGAAAACACCGTGCAAATACCAGATCCAGAGATTACCATAACTTCCCTGATCGATGCCGCCCATCAGGACAGAATTGAGAAGCCCCGCGCTCACATGGGGTGCAGTACGTTAGGCCACCATTGCGAGCGTTGGCTTTGGCTGTCATTCCGCTGGGCGGTGGTTGAGAAGTTCCAAGGCAGGATCTTGCGACTGTTCAGGCGCGGCTTTAATGAGGAGGCCACCATCATCAGTGACCTACGCGCTATTGGCATGAGCGTATCAGGCACTCAGCGCCGGGTGAACTTTGGCAGCCATGTATCGGGAAGCCTGGACGGTATCGGTAAAGGCGTACCCGGTGCGCCGAAGACTGAACACGTTTTGGAGTTCAAGACCCACAGTCTCAAGTCGTTCAATGACCTTGAGAAAAATGGCGTGGCAAAGAGTAAACCCCAGCATTTCACTCAATGCCAAGTGTATATGCATGGCACTGAACTGAAACGCGCCCTGTACGTTGCCGTCTGCAAAGACGATGACCGCATTTACACCGAGCGCCTGGAGTATGACCGTGACCATGCCATCAAAGCAATTGACAAGGGCCAGCGGCTGGCGCTGACCGACCGCCTGCCACCACCTATCAGCACCGACCCAACATGGTTTGAGTGCAAGATGTGTGCGGCGCATGACTTCTGCCACGGGTCCAAAACCACCAAAGAGGTTAACTGCCGAACGTGCGCCCACATCACGCCATTGAGCGATAGCACTTGGCACTGCGCCAAGTGGGACGCCATCGTGCCAATTGATGCCCAGCATATCGGCTGCGAAAGCCACGTTATCCACCCTGACCTTGTGCCCTGGAAGCGCCTAGAAGGGCCGTCTGACTGGGTGGCAGTCTATGAGATCGACGGGCAAGGCATTGCCAATGGTGAACCGGGCGAGGGTGTGTATGGCAGCAAAGAACTGCTGGCTAATGCTGCGGCCTGCGTGGCTGCTGATCCGATGGTCATGGCGCTGCGGAAGGAATGGGATGGCC